CTACCGGCGACTATGGCGCTGCATCAGCTACCGGCAACCAAGGCGCTGCATCAGCTACCGGCAAAGAAAGCATAGCTCTTGCTGCTGGAAAGAATTGCAAGGCAAAGGGAGCATTAGGATGCTGGATTGTGCTTACTGAACGTGGAGAATGGAACGGGAATACTTATCCTATCATTTCAGTCAAAGCGTTCAAAGTAGATGGTAAGTCAATCAAAGAAGACACATTCTATACTTTAATAAATGGAGAAGCAGTGAAAATGAAATAACAATTTATTCCAGCCGCAGAAAAGGTAGCGCTATTACCGTACTAAAAGCCGTGAGAGAAGCGAAGTGCGCACCGTTTCCCTTTAACCTTGTGCGGGCGGTTTAAAAATAATTATGCATGGAAAATAAAGTGAAACAGTCTTCAAAGAATAAAGAGGAAAACCTCTTGAACGAAGATAGAAAAGCCTTTAATAAAAGGCTGAAACGATACGCATCCCGTATATCATCAGGATATACAGAAGAGAGCCTGGAAGAAGAAAGAAGAAATCTCTGCCTTAGTCAGGGATTATCAAGACGTTGTTAAATTTAAAATTTATTATATTATGCCAATCGTAAAAAAGAACGACGTTCTACCTGAACGTCCTGTTATCATTGTGCTTTATGGAGTGCCAGGAAGTGGAAAGACAAGTGTTGCAACAACAGCCGATACCCCCTTACTGATTGATTGTGACAGAGGCGCCGACCGAGCAGTGCAGCGTTGCGATACTATAATGGCTAAAAACTGGAAAGACATAGACAGCGAGCGTGAATCAATGAAAGACTATAAAACAATTGTGGTTGATACAGCAAAGTCTATGCTTGACGATTATTTGAGCCAATACGCCATTGAAAACAACTATAAGTTAAAAACAAATTCTTTAAAACGTTTCGGACAGATGGGCGAAGATTTTAAAGAGTTCGTCAACTTCCTTCGTTCAAATGGCTCTGATATTATATTTATCTGCCATGATAAAGAAACAGCAGATGGTGATGTGATAAAGCACTCTCCAGATTGTACCGGGCAATCTAAAGACCTGCTTGTTAGAATTGCAGATCAAGTTGGATATGTATTTATCCAAAATGGTAAACGCTGTATATCTTTTGCTCCGTTAGATAATTTTGTAGGGAAAAATGTTGCCGGGCTTGAAACTGTTACGATTCCGGATTATGGCACAGCCCAATTTGATACTTGCATGTCTGATATTGTTTCAAAAGTAAAAATATCTATTCAAGGAAAAGGAGAAGCACAAGTAAAAGCCAATGAGCAACTTGCGGCAATACGAGAGCAACTTGCAGCTGCAATGACTGACGAAGATATTATCGCATTAATGGAAGCGACCAAGACGCTACCTAAAATCATGCAATTACCGTTCTTCTCTGAAATGCAAAAAAATCTTGCTACAAAAGGATACGCATTCGACAAGGATAAAAAAATGTTCATTAAAGCATGAAACCACTTATAAGGGTAACACAACTGGAAGCATTTCGAAAATACATAGAGCAAAGCGATTACGCCAGTTATGAGATAACAGAGCAGTCTGTTATTGACAGTATAACTGGTGTTTTCACTGGAAATTTCTATACGAAAATCGGGAAGGCTTTCCATAAAATTATAGAAGAGGGTGCGCCGAAATGCGAAAAGGTTGACGCTGGGGAACGCACCTTTCTATATTACAGTAAAGAACAAAAAGAACCTGTACCTTGCGGAAGGTCATTTGATATAGAAGGCGATAAAGTTATTATGGATATTCCGCAATGCAAAACCGCACTTGCTTACCGAGGCGAATATCCGAATGCCTTCCATGAGATACGGTTATATAAGGATTTTGGAGATGCTATTATAACAGGATGTGCCGATATGATAGATGGTATAGAAATAAGAGATATTAAAACCAAATATTCTCATCCCACTGATACCGATTACATCAATTCTTGCCAATGGCGGTTCTATCTCCAATTATTCAATGCAGATGTATTCCATTTTGATTTGTTTGTATTTGAAGGATATGATAAAGAGAAGCATGGATATGATGTCAGAGGTATTCCGTTGAAACGTTATGAGCCTGCAATAACATGTTATCGCTACGATGGCATGGAGCAAGATAATTATAACCTGCTTTACTTGTTTCTTGAATGGGTAGAGCACAGAGATTTAACCAAGTATTTACTTAAAGAAACAATAGAATAGCATTATGATTTTAACAGGAAGCATTTGTCTTAGTGACATTCCCCGTGAGCAAATGAAGAAAGTAGTCTGCAAAGACGGGAAAGAGAGAATCTATTTAAATGTGGCGGTTATCGAACGCAAGGAGCCTTCACAGTTTGGGCACACCCATTTTATTACGTGTGCCCCCAAACAGGAAGAGCGCAAAGAGGGTACACAATATATTTTTGGAGATTTCAAGGAATATAGGCCTGTTCAGAGCAGTCCAACTCCGGAACAAGTTGCGGAAGCTCCGGGATTATCCCCGCAAGATGATTTGCCATTCTAAAATATTATGCAATACGACCTATCCAACCCACTCCACAAAGAACAGTTCAAAATACGATGCAACCATCTATTCTCAAAGGGCTGTATTGTGGAACTGACGGAAAAGAAGCCTAAAAGGACAACGCAGCAGAACAAATACCTGCACACTCTTTTAGGCTTCTTCGCTTGTGAGACCGGGAACACACTGGAATACGTAAAACAGAACTATTATAAAAAGCTGGTAAATCCTGCAATATTCACCCGTAGGATTAATGATAAGTTTTTGGGAGAAGTGGAAGTCTTACGTAGTTCCACTGATTTAGATACGGCGGAAATGACGATGAGCATTGAGCGTTTTCGCAATTGGGCGAGTGCCGAATGCGGTGTCTATCTGCCAAGCCCTGATGAAGAGAGGTTATTGCAATTAATGGAGATTGAAATAGACAGAAACAAAACTTTTATTTAAAATAGAAAATTATGCATACATGGTTTGAGTGTAAAATCCGTTACGAGAAAACAATGGAAAACGGAATGAACAAGAAAGTTACAGAACCCTATTTGTTCGATGCCCTTTCGTTTACAGAGAGCGAAGGAAAGTGTATAGAGGAAATGACACCGTTTATCAGCGGAGAGTTTACGATTGCCGACATCAAGAGGGTAAAATATTCGGAAGTGTTTTTCTCTGGCGAGGAATCTGCAGACAAGTGGTTTAAGTGTAAACTCGTGTTTATAACCCTTGATGAAAAGAGCGGTGCCGAAAAGAAAACATCTACTCAGGTACTGGTACAAGCCGCCGACCTGCGCGACGCAGTAAAGAAACTGGATGAGGGTATGAAAGGTACAATGGCAGACTATCAGATTGCTTCTGTTACCGAAACTGCCATCATGGATGTATATCCTTACGAAGCATAGAAGAACAGCAATGAATGATTTTATAGCCGATTGGTACATTCCGATGGACTTCGGGAATGACCTACCGGATGAAGAATCAGACGGTGAGGATAATTTTAATTTTGATTAATTATGAAGAAGTACATTTACCTAATAGTATTTCTGATAGCTGGAATGGCGATCGGGAACAGGGTGTTTAATCATTTACACGCTTGGCTGGGCGTGTTTGTAATCGCAGCCACAATTATTTACTTTATCTACAAACTAATTAAAAATTTGAAGAATGAAAAGATTGATTAATCTGATGTTGGTCTGTATGACCTTAGTAGTATTTACCTCATGTGAAAGAGTAGCTCCTAATTATGCCGGTGTCTTGATGGAGAACTATGGGAAGCAAGGAAAAGAGGATTTTAAGGTGGTATCTGGCAAAGTTTCCACTTGGGAATGGGGTACAGAATTGTTTCAAGTTCCATTATTCGACCAACGAGGTGAATTTGCCGAACCAGTTACTTTGAAAGCTGCCGATAATACAGAATTTAACGCACGCCCCACTTATTCTTACAAAGTTATCAAGAATAGAGCAATAGATGTCGTATTCGATAATAAGCATATAGATAAGGCAGATACGGAATCCGGGAAAGATGGGTTTATGCAAAGTCTTGAAGATAATATACTCGAACCACGTATTTACGACTTAATCAAAGAAGAAAGCCGTAAACACAAGACAGATAGTTTGATGGCTGACGGTGGTTCTCTCCTTTTTGAAAAACGGTTGGAGCAGATTGTAGATAAAGAATTTGAGAAAAGAGGGCTTCAATTGCTGACTTTTTCTGCACAGCTTGAATTTTCAAAAGCCGTACGTGAGAAAATTGATAGTCGTAATGAGGTAAACACCAATATATCGGTATTAGACCAACAGATTGCTGAACAGAAGAAGCGTAATGAACTGGAGCAACTGAAAACCGAACAGGCTCTAATCACTTCACGCGGGCTTACCAAGGAAATACTATATAAGCAATTCATTGATAAATGGGATGGAAAAACACCAATTTACGGTGCTATTCCGGACTTGATTAAGATACAGAAATAACTTTGTTAACTTGCCTGCCCGGTCTGTGAAGATATGGCGGGTAAACGGGGAATATGGTAGCGTTGAACGTATTGGACGGTTATTCTTTTTGATTGCCAATTAGTATTAGTTATTCATTAGTTTATTATCATCTACCATCCAGCAAAACAACGTGCTCTGTTCGATTCGGAGCTTCCCCACTAAATATAACTTATCATGAAACTTACAATAACCAAATCCGACTGTGTAATCATTCAGAAGCTTATCATAGACCGAAAGTCAGACATTCATAATATTGGAGGTGACAGCAAGCAGTGTGAAGTACTTAGCAAGCTGAGCAAGAAGATTACAAGACAGGCAAAGAAATCCTACAAGACATGAAGCCTTACGTAATAACCTCTGCGGTTCTTATTACCTATGATGGGAAGAAGATACCGTTAGAACGTATAAGAAGCGAGATAATAACCCGACCTATCCAGTTGACTAAGGAGAGGATACTTGATGCTTTCTCCACGATGAGGGACAAGCCGGTGGATGTGGAACTTAAAATAAAGCATATATGACTTTTGAAGAAATGAAATCCAAATATTGCGGAGCAAATATCCGCAAGAAGCACAAAGATGAAGAGCACAAGTTGCAAGTCTCCATGATGAATTGGTTCCGGCTGCAATATCCGTCTATGCACCATAATCTTTTTGCTATTCCCAATGGCGGAAGAAGAGATGCAATAACCGGAAGGAGATTAAAGGAAGAAGGTGTGTTGGCTGGCGTTTCCGACCTTATATTCTTGAAAAGAAATAGGCATTATGGAGCTTTACTGATTGAGACAAAAACAAGAAAAGGCACTCAACGCAATTCTCAAAAAGAGTGGGAAGCTAAGATAACAGCAGACGGGTATAAATACGTGGTTGTCCGGTCACTTGATGAGTTTATAAAAGTTGTAAATGATTATTTGAAAGATACATGAAAATAAAGATGAATAAACATGGCACGAAACAGAATGATTAAGCCAAAGTTTTGGGATGATACCAAAATAGGCCGTCTTACAAGGGATGCAAGACTTCTCTATATAGGTCTTTGGAATTTCTCTGATGATGTGGGAGTAGTGATAGGTGATTCTATTTGGCTAAAGTCTAAAGTGTTTCCGTATGACCAAATCCAAATACAACAGTTTGAAAAATGGATGAACGAGCTTGTGATAAACGGATTTATATGTCTGCTTTCCTACAAAGGGGAAAGATTCATATATCTGCCCAATTTCACTCGGCATCAAGTAATCAACAAACCAAATTACGAGGATTTGAACATACCTAAACAATTGATAGACAAGGAAAAATGTAATATTCACTTATCAATCACGGAACAATCACGTAATACTACCGTATCATTCACGGAACAATACATGACTAAAATAGAAGTAGAAAGAGAAAAAGAATATCCCCCTTATAATCCCCCCCAAGGGGGAGAAACCCCATCGGAAGGCAATGAGAGCGAGAAGATAAATTATAATGCTCTTATGGATACGTTCAACAATATGTTTGAAGGGAAGCTCCCCAAAGTTACAGTAATGACGGATAAACGCAAGAAAGCTGTAAGGGCAAGGATTTCCGAGCATGGGAAAGAGGCTATCATGGCTGTTTTCAACAATGTTTCTCAATCGGAATTTCTTTTGGGACATAATAACCAAAACTGGCATTGTGATTTCGACTGGATATTCAGACCGACAAATTTCATTAAGATTTTAGAAGGTAACTACAATGGAGAAAGACTTAGCAAAAATCAGCAGGATAGCAAGCAGCGAAAACGTGATTCAATTCTTGCAGTCGCTACAACCGTCAGAGAAGCTGCCGCAAAAAAAAGAAAAGAACTTGAAGCAGAGGGCGTTATTGAATAAATATCCTGACCCTGCGCAATTCATTCTTGATTACAATCCCGATTTGCAGTTCAAAATCGTCAGATGCAAGGCTACCCACTCTGATTTATCCATGAATTTCTCCATACCTACATTAGGGCTATTGGCTTCGACTTATGGAGATGAGACTCCTTTGGAATGGTTGAAAATCCAATTCGGTACACTTAATGATTTCGCAGAGGTGTCTACCAAGATTGCCAAGGAGCAACTTAATGAGTTGGCAGAGATATTTATTTCCGAGTATTATTACCTTAATGCGGCTGAGATATGCTTTTTTATTGCACGATTTAAGTCTGGGAAATATGGACGGTTCTATGGGGCTATAGACCCGATGAAGATAACAAGTGCCATGCTTGATTACATCAAGGAGCGCCGTATCGACATCGAACGCTACGAACGTGAGCAATACAAGTTACAGCGTCAGAAAGAGATAGAAGAACGTGGAAATAACAGTATGTCTTATATAGAGTACCTCGAACGTGAGCGTAAGCTTGTGGAAAGCGGGGATGAAGAAGCCATAAAACGGGCAGCCAACCGTGTCGGCAATATCAATTTACACAAGTGATGGCAAAGAAAAAAGAACCCCTCTCCCCCGTCCACTGCCGCCAATGCTCATACGCCAAAGACTTTATCGGAAACTCATGCCTCTGTAAGGCTAAAGGTCATAGGGTATGCGCTTGTGACAGGTACGGAAGGATATGTGGATGTTATGTTAAAAAATAATTTATACACGATTATGAAATCACTCAAAGAGATACTTAAAAGTTTAGAGGGTCTATCCGATATAGAGATATTCGTGATAGACCTTTTTTGTGGCGCAGGAGGTCTGTCTGAAGGTGTGGAAGAAGCTCGTTTGAATGGCAGAAAATGTGCTAAAGTGGTATGTTGTGTAAACCACGATAAGAATGCCATTCTTTCACACGATGCCAATATACCTGATGCATTTCACTTCATCGAGGACATCCGTACATTGGAACTGTCTCCCATCAATGCTATTGTAGCACGAATCAGGCAGCTATATCCCGATGCTATGATAATGCTTCATGCTTCGCTGGAATGCACCAACTTTTCCAAAGCGAAAGGCGGGCAACCGAGGGATGCAGATAGCCGGACGCTGGCAGAGCATCTCTTCCGTTATATTGATGTTATAGACCCTGACTACATTCAGATTGAAAATGTAGAAGAGTTTATGTCATGGGGAGATATGGATGAGAATGGCAAGCCTATTTCAATGGATAAAGGACGCTTGTATCAGAAGTGGGTGTGCAATGTGAAGAAGTACGGTTACAATTTCGAGCACCGTATCTTGAACGCTGCCGACTATGGGGCATACACCACACGAAAGCGATTCTTTGGTATCTTCGCCAAGAAAGGATTACCTATAGTATTCCCCGAACCGACCCACTGTAAAGGTGGTAGAAATGATATGTTCTCCAAAATGGAGAAGTGGAAACCGGTAAAGGATGTGCTTGACTTCTCCGATGAGGGGAGCACCATTTTTCGAGAAAAGCCTTTGTCAGAGAGAACCCTTGAACGCATCTATGCAGGATTGATAAAGTTCGTAGCTGGTGGTAAGGATTCCTTTCTTTCCCGCTACAATACCGTCCGACCGCAAGATACTTGCAAGTCAGTTGATGAGCCATGCGGAGTACTGACTACTGAAAACCGTTTTGCGAAAGTACAAGTAAGTTTCCTCTCCAAACAATTCAGCGGACACCCCGACAGCAAGAATGTATCGGTGGAAGAGCCGGCAGGTGCCATTACCTGTAAAGACCACCACGCTTTTGTATCGGCTTACTACGGGAACGGGCATAATCATTCAGTGGAACTTCCTGCACCTACGGTTACGACAAGGGATAGGCTGGCGTTGATAGATAGTCAATTCATGTGTTCCTACAATTTCAATGATGCAGGAAAGGACATTAACGAGCCATGCCCTACGCTTCTGACGAAAGACAGGCTTTCCCTTGTATCACCGAGATTCATCGCTAACGAGTATTCGGGTGGTGGGCAGCATACAAGCATTAACGATGTGTGCCCGGCAATCCTTACCAATCCCAAGCAGAAGTTGATAACGTGCCAGCCGTGGATAATGAACACAGCTTTCTCCAATGTCGGAAGTAGTATAGAAGAACCGTCCCAGACCATTACAGCCAATCGCAAATGGCACTACTTGATGAATCCACAGTTTAACAGTGCAGGAGGTTCCGTTGATAATCCCTGCTTCACACTCATAGCCCGTATGGATAAGATGCCGCCCTACTTGGTGGCAACAGAGAGCGGACAGGTAGCCATTGAAATCTACGAAACAGACAGCCCCATGACCCGTAAAATCAAGGAGTTCATGGCATTGTATGGCATAGTGGATATTAAGATGCGTATGCTTCGTATTCCCGAACTGAAACGCATCATGGGATTCCCAGAAGATTACGTATTGGTAGGTACACAGGCAGACCAAAAGAAATTCATTGGCAACGCCGTAGAGGTGACACAGGCAAGGAAGAATACCGAAGCGCTCTGTGAGAAGTTAAGAGAATTGAGATTGAATAAATTAAATGAGGTAGCATAATGGAAACTGAAAAACTCATATTAGATGCTTGTTGTGGTAGCCGGATGTTTTGGTTCGACAAGCAAAATCCAAACGTTTTGTTCGTGAATAAACGCTCTGAAACAGTTACGGCAAAGGACAGAGATAAGGTAAGAACCATAGAAGTGAAACCGGATATTGTGGCCGACTTTACCAATTTTCCATTTGAAGATAATTCCTTCTACATGGTAGTATTTGACCCACCACACCTTAAAACGCTTGGCTCAACATCTTGGATGGCGAAAAAGTATGGTAAACTACCCAAAGATTGGCAATCGCTTATTCGTGACGGATTCAAGGAGTGTATGCGTGTCCTAAAACCAAATGGCACTTTGATATTCAAGTGGAATGAAAGCGAAATAAAAGCCGCGGAAGTTTTGTCCGTTATCCCGTTCAAACCACTTTTCGGACATACTACCGGAAGGCAGAGTAAAACAATTTGGATGTGTTTTATGAAGCAAGAAGAATTATGAACATTCATCAAAAAGCCATATTACATCAAAACATCATGGTGCAAGATGTGTGTATCTGAGGATAATAGAGAACGGAATAAGAGAAAGAAATGTGTATGAAACAGACAGTAGAAGAAGCAGCAAAGACTTTCAGCAATCATTTAACCGTTAATGATACAGTTAAGGCCTTGGTAGAATTGACTTTCAAGACCGGTGCTGAATGGCAGGCAAAGCAATCTCCGTGGACTTTATGCAAGGATAAATTGCCAAAGATAAAAGGAGGCAAAGCCAAATCTTTTATAATAGTTTTAAAGGTTAAAGTGAATGACAAGATATACTATCCGACAACAATAGCAATGATGCAAAACCATGAAAGCCAAGACGGGATAGCATATACACCTAAAAATAAATTCTTCTGGGGAGCAGACATATTTGAGGAGGTTATCGCATGGATGCCTATTCCTACCTTTAAAAAGATGTGTTACAACGAATAAAAAACAAAGAATTATGAGTTATATAGATAATACAAGAAGAAACATTGGTTCTCCGTTCGAGCAGACAGTATGCCTAACCCAAGAAGAATGTAAGATATTACTTCCATTCTTCCAGAGAGCACATAAGGAACTACAAGCCAAGTATGAAAAGTACATGGACATACAAGAAGGAGGTGAAGCAACCGAAAGACAGCAAAACCTTTTGTACAAGTACGAAGATGAAATGAAACACTTAGAAAGTGTTTTATCGTCCATTAAAGAACTTTTAAAATGACATATTAAATAGTGAATTGTATTAACGAGAAAGGAGATTGATATATGATTGAACGAATAAAAGTAGCATGGTATGCGCTAACTCGCAAAGAGTATGCGTTCTTTTCAATCCAGAGGCATGAGATTGGGAACAATGGAGGTAGGTGTATTATATCGGATAATGCAACCCGTTTGTTTCTGAATACGATTATAAAATTCACGGAAAAATATATTGAGGAGAAAGGAGATTAAAATGCAGTACATTTTGACAGAAGATGAATATAAAGCTCTAATACCTATTAGTAGGATGGAAATGCTAATTAAGGATATAGAACTTTTAAATGATAAAGTTATGGAGCTTACCGAACATCCATGTGGAAGTGATTCGGATTATAGAAGCATAAACTTCTATTGTGACGATTGCCCGATTGGAAAATTTGGTACTGGGACTTGTACTAAGAGACAACAATATTCTAAATAATCTTCAAAACAAATTAGAAATGAGAAAGATACTTTTATTTGCCAGTTTAATTCTGACACTATCATCTTGCGATAGTAAATCTTATCGTGTGAAGAGTGGCACTGCAATAACCATTGATGGCGATACCATTGAGTTCTATGGTAGAACAATTACTTACCCCTTTTTCGGTCAACGTAGTATTAGAGAAATAGTTATTAAAGAGAAATGAATAAAATAAGACTAATACTTCGTTTGCTATTAATACCTTTATGGCTTTTATTGTTCCTTGTTTACCTGCCAATATGGTATCTACAAATGAGCTGGTACTATTTCAGATTTGGAGATACTGGGATAGCTATTTAGTTTTGTGGATTAGAGTAATGAATCTTCTTAAACTATAAGTATGAAAGTAAGAATAAAAAAGACCGGGATTATGATAGATGTAATTCCGAAAGTAAATACCAATGCGCAACATAGCGGAGACAACTTATATGTATGCGATAATATGGTTTTCAGAGAGTGCGACCTTGATTTTTTGAATGCTGAAAAGGCAGTGATTGATTGGGAACAGAGGCGTTATGAAATAGCAAAGTCAATGATGGCGGCATTTCTTAGCAATTCATGCTCAAATGTTTATATGAATACTTATGAAAATCAAGCACAGGAAGCCGTAAAATATGCCGATGTGCTTATTGAAGAATTGAAGAAAGGAAAATAATTATGGAAAACAGAAGAAAGTTGGCAATAGCCAACCTATGTCGTGGATTCCTCCGCATACAAGGATTTCTGACAGATTCGGAAAACGAGAAAATCTGTCAACGAATATTGAATTGGCAGGATGAAAATGAGGTTGAAATTACCGAGGAACAACTTCTATCTGCTGATTTTACTTATGACGATAACGCCAAAGAAGAGGAGGAATAGTTATGAAAGTAAAGAATGGAATAATAATTAATGGTGAGCTTCACGAGGCAATTGGAACAAGTGTTTCAAATATCTCCTGTCGTGCTTGCTCTTTGTATAATAGATGTGCAGAAACAAACTACTCAATATGTTTTGCCGATTTATTTAGATGTGGCGGTTTTGTCAATCGTGGCAAAGTGACTGTTATACCTTCTCGTAAAACGTCCGAAAACACTGGGAGTATTTATCGTTATGGAGTAAAGATAGAAAAGGAGAAGTAATTATGACCGAAGAACTTGTAACATTAGAAACAGCTAAGCTGCTGAAAGAAAAAGGTTTCAATAAGTATTGCAGAGATGTCATTAACGATAAAGGCTTGATGATGGAAACCGTATTCCGAACTGGTAATAATTTACCTAAATCATTCTATTCTCGTCCTGCGCAGTCATTAGCCCGAAAGTGGCTACGTGAAGACAAGAAGCTGCACGTTGAAGTATCCTATATGTATGGGGATTATTGGATATACGATATACTAACAATACCAAACCATGATTTAGTGGGATTATCCGACAGGCCTTTAGTGAATTATAAAAGCTATGAAGAAGCACTGGAAGCCGGCATACAGGAAGCATTAAAACTTATATAATTATGGATATAGTACCTATTTCAATAAAAGATAATCTTTCTAAGGAGCAGATAGAATATCTACAAAAACAACAGTCTGAATATAAACTTGTGAGTAGGATTAAGAAAAATCCGGGTCACATACTCTTTTCGTTTAACAGAAAAACAGGAGAGATAAAAAGAGCTTCCATTACTCATAAGGTATCTATCGGGTTTGATATGAAACCTATAACTACCACTAAAACGGTTATTGAACCTGATTGCTATTATGAGCAGGCTCTAAATGAGAAAAATTTTAGAAAAAGATTAAAAAGGATTGGATTAATATAACCATGAATAGAAACGAATACCGTGAACGCTGCAAGCATTACAGTCCCTACAGTGGGCAGTGCTATAAGAAGTCGTTCATATCGGGAATAGCAAACAATGTGCATGTGAACATGAGATGTGACGGGAAATGTCCCCGTATGAGGAATTATGATAAGAGAAACGGAGTATTAACAGATAAAGAAAATAATCATGGAAATAGCAGAACTGATAATTAAAATATCCATCTCCCTATTCAATGCCATTGCATTGGGAATTGTCTTAATCATGGTTGGCAGATGGCATAGGCGGATGGAGAACAAACTGGATGAAATAAGAGAATATGCCCGTAGGGTTTCCGACCGTAACGATGTGGTATATATGAACCAGCTCCAATGGTTGAAAAGCAAGCTGATTGAAGAAGAACGATACGAGGAAGCCGATGAAATCAACAAGTGTATCGAGAATGAGTTTAATAGATTTAAAAATAGGAAATTGTGATTATGAAAGAAATAGAAATGTATCCGGGCGTAAACATTGACTATGTATACGAACAGTTGAAGAAATATAAGCAAGAAACAGGAGAAGATTGTTTCTGTAAATTTAATGATAAGGAGTTGTATTCAAGTGAAACACTTGATGAAATGTATTTGAAGGTCACGAGAAAGACGAAGGCTAAGTTCGATAAAGATTTGCAGGATGAACATAACGAATACCTGCGAAAGGAAGCTGAGTTCCATGTCAAAATCCCACAATTAATTATAGAATACCAGCAAAGAGCACGTGGCATTATTCCAGATAAACATCTTGAATATTGGGATAAGATTGTTCCTATACGATTGAATGACCTTTATAAAGGGATTGAACTCGATTGTTTGTTGGAACTTATATCCGAACTCAATACAGATAAACCTAAAGAGGAGCGTTTTAAGAACTGCTTGCAAATGTTCATCAAACAAGGACATAGCGGCATGAGTGCCGGTCTTATGTTTGGCGGGCTTTGTCGGTTCCATGACTTAGGAGCTCAATTGGTCGATTACATAAAGGAACATTGAACATGAAAAGCAATAAGGATGGATTATGAAACGTGAAATAAAATTCAGAGGGAAAAGTACCAACAATGGCAAATGGGTATATGCCGAACTGCACGCACTTGGCATGGATTTGTTTAATGAGTGCGTAAACGAAGATACTATCGGGCAGTTCACGGGATTACGAGATAAGAACGGAACGGAAATCTATGAAGGGGATATTGTCCGTATGAGTTATGTTGCTGAAATTTGTACCGATGATGACTGCTATGAAGAAGAAGGGAAATATGTTGGAGTTGCTGCGATAACTGCAAACAAAGGTGCCTGTCTTAATCCTTGTGTAAAAAATGGGCTCTACAATACCAAGTATAAACCGTTGTCCGCTTATAGGAGTGAGGTGATAGGTAATATTTACGACACCCCAGAATTGTTGAAAGGAGAAAAGCAATGAAGCATTTATTCTTTTTATTTGTAGGACTTTTGGCTTTATACGAAATTATGAAAGCCTTAAACTGTAAGAAAGTATATTCCCGCATATACGAATATAGACATTTTCCCAAGGAAAAGATGGAAGCATATTTAAAAGAACATCCTATACTTCTTCTAATGAGTGCTTTGGATATTTTTGGATGGATAACATTAATGGCGGGACTAATGACAAGCCAGTGGGTTTTATTCCTGGCGGTAATGGCTTTGTCTTTATCAAGATTTCAACGTCTCGGTAGCTGGGCTGTACTATTAGATAGTATTATCACTACAGCCATTTATTTATTTGCCATTATTAATACTTATCATTTGCATATAGAATTATGAACAAATTAGAACACATCGCCACAATTGATTACTGCTACTGGCGGTTGGGAAAGTTAAGTGAAACTCTTTCTAAACCTAAATCAGTTATGGAGCAGTTAGTTGATAAAACCTGCGGTTATAATGAAGTAGAAGAAGTGAAAAAGAAAGCTATACCCCTTTTGGAACAGATTGTTGAAAGCAAAAAGGCTATCGGTGCAGATTATTCGGGCGATAGTGAGTTCCTTGATAAATTGAAAAGTAAAGAAACACATGAGTAAACTATACAAAGTAACCCTCTTCGGCAAATCATTCATTGTTGGATGGTTCAGTTATGCAGATAAGTGGTATCATAAATTTAGTATAATATATTGAACATGAAAAACAAAATCATAGCGAGCGTTATAGCAGCACTGTTCCTGCCTATGCTTATTTCCCTATATTGGGCTGTCACCCGGTTTATGTCGGTTAGAATTGTATTATCAATCGCAATGATGGTCGCCATAATTGTTGTGACATACAAGTTTTCCAAACTTTTACTTGACGAATATTCTGAAAAGCGTAAAAGACCATGAGAAAAGCAGACAGAATAATCAGAGACAAACATACCCCGCATTCCAGACAAATACAAGAAGATTGACACTACTGTCAACGGGAATGCGGAAAGCCTTGCCGAACAACACAAGGAAGTGGAGAGGTAATTGTTTCCTTTACGCCTTAACAAGACTACCGTTATCTATGTCACAAAAGACAAGCAAAACGAAACATATGCTGCAAAAGCACGTAAACGGATGGGGATAGCAGAGCCTAAGAAAATGTTTGTAGACCCGCTTTCGGAAGAGAACATTACCAAATTGTACAAGGAAGAAAACATACCACCCCGTAGAATGGCAGAGATGCTGAATGTAAGTGTAAGGACGATATATCTAAGGTTGGCTAAGTATGGACTTACAAAAGTGAAATGCAGATAGCAAGCTTACAGACACAACGATATAACCCTTGCCAAAACAGCAAGCGGTATTACCCAATGGATGAATCGTTCAAGGCGTTCTAAACGTTCCATTGGATAACCCGGAAAAGGCGGCAATAGTCCATGTAAAGGACATTGTCCGCCAATTCAAGCAGTTCGTCTATGTAATCCCTTTTTCGCATCACGTTCAAGTTTTCTACGTTGTTTACGATTTATGCCGTTTGCTGCGGCGAGACTATTCAGCGTCTCCTTCTGTTCGGGAGAAAGCATGCTATATACTTCTTCCCGTGATTTGCCTGATAAGATGGCTTGTACTATTTCCCACATAAGCTACGTCTGCAATGTTCACACAAAAATTTCTTTGCTACCGGAAACATCTTCTGCCCCACATACCCACTAAGATACTGTGCCTCTTCCCCGTACGGGTCGATGCCAAATGCACGTGAGATATGCCGGCATAGATGCCCCTTTTCATGGTCGAAAGAGTTCTGAAACTCTTCCGGCGAAGAAGTAAGAGCAATAACCATTACGGTCTCTCTGTTCCGGATATTGGAATAGGTGATGCCTGTGTTCAGATTACATGCGCGCATGTTCTTATAGGCATTCACCAAATCCAATCCCCTGCATCCTACCCGTTGAAGGTCGGCGATGATGCGGTCGGTATAATAGCAGTCCACTGCGTAATATACCCTCACTTCCCAATCATAGTCCGGTATGTAAAACTCCTGCACTATCATGTTTTAAATGTTTCTTTTTGTTCTTTATATCTAAATCCATATTTACCTTTCGGTTTTTTAGTTTTAGTAGCTCTTGCTATATGCGACCTTGAAACACCTGTAAAACGGCTTGCTTCGGACACAGAACCAAATTCATTTATAAAATTCCATTGATTATCATAAACCAAAACTTTCCTTGCATTGGCAGTAACAGGCAATTCTCTGATATTAACGTTATCCTTATCATATCCCCAAAAATAACCTCCAGCTGTATTTAAATTTCCATTACATACATCTATTATACTGCTATGATCTATTCCTGTTTTCCTTGATGCTTCCGCTCCAGAATAATACTTAGCGATAAAATTACCTTGCTTGTCAAATTGGTAGACTGTCTTAGGAGCTCTTTTCTTATTGTTTTTCTTTTTTGTTTCTAAGGCTTTTCTAATTGAATCCTTTGAATAAGTATTTTGCTTACATCGAGAATATGTTATATTATTTAGAGCATTTTCTTTATATGTTACCCATCTTAAATTTTCAACATTATTATCGTTCCTTATAGTATTAATATGGTCAATGCAAGGCTTATTTTCAGGGTTAGGAATAAATGCTTCTGCGACTAACCGATGCACTCTTTTCGGGTATGTTTTACCATTCATATATAAGTTTACATAAGAATATCCATGAGTACCATCAGAAGCAACAGCAGACATAAGGTGAGATTTTCTTTTTTCAAAGCAATTTCCTCTTTTCACAATCCTGTCAACAGACCTTACATTTCCCATATTAGATACTTCATAAAGTCCTTCAAATCCACTAATTGGTTTCCAAATTTCTTTCATATAGCACAAATTTTAGTTTATGCAAATATATGAATTACATTAATTCAGACCAAATAATCGGGTTTCCTGAACCTATACAGTCGGCGTAGAACCGAGTGAAAGGCATTCCATTATAAGCGTCCACGTCATCTATGTAATCCTTGATAAACAAGGCAAGATGAGCTTCGTCCACTATTGAACTCTTGTAGTAATCCGACTTCGCCATGTTGGCCACGTAAACGCAATCATACCCTGCGTCCTTTTCCAGTTTTACGCCATATTTCTTTAGCAGTTCTTCCACCTGCTCTTTACTGATTGGCTCCAGTTTTTCCTCTTTACCCGTAGCTTTATTTTCCACTTTCATGCGGGAAACAGCCCATAAGCACATTTTTTTGCTGAAATGCCAACCGTACTGGCTAAGATAATCAGCCATTGCCGGCGGTATCCTGTCGTATGTATCTAACCTTTGTTTCATATTTTTCTGATTTTAAGTGATTGGCAAAAGAGGGGATTACTCCCCTCTCCATTACATGAACTCCCCGTTGGCACGTCTGCGTCTACGTTCGCTCATATCTTCGCCATAAGGCTGTGCGCTGCGGCGTTCGCTGTAAATCGGATATTCCGGGAAGTAACCCGGCATACGGCGTTCGCTCATATCCGAACCACCGCTATAACTTCCGCCGCGTGAGCCACCGCTATTACGATAACCTATTTCACCGCCCTGCATCTCACGCATGGCTTTCTCGTAACCATGACGGAAACCCTCTTTGTAGGCTTCTTCCATAGGATTACCGCTTCTCATACCGAAGTCACGGTCATATTCACCGCGTCCTTCTTCCAATATTTCCCACATTCCCATATTATTTCTTTGTTTTAGATGTTTCAGCCACTCCGAGCTGCTCCATAAGTCGTTTATTCAAATCCATAAGGTCAGACATATTCTTGCTCATTTCTGCCATTTGCCCTTTCAGAGAGGATATTTCCTGCTCCTGACGCTGTTTCTCTGCAAATTCAGGGTTTAGGAGCGTCAGCATCTTGTCACATCCCGCAATGACGGAGTTATGAAAGTCCATACTGTTGATGATGTCTATGCTTTTCTGCTTCATAGAAGCGACCTCGTTATTCATCGCATCACGCGAGCATGATACCACAATATTGCCGTTCTGCCCGAAATCGGCTATATCCATGCCGGCAGGAAGGTTTTGAAATGTGGTGTTTTGTCCGTTGATGCAGACCACAATATCTACAACCATTTCCATTTGAGGCATTTGCCCCATAGGAGTGGCCATAGGATATTTCGGTTTGGGAGCTGAAACGCTGACTACCGGGCCGTATTCGATATACGGATTGGCATCCTTATGAAGTATATATAACTGGTTATTGGTACGAAGTGATTGAAACATAATGATTTGGTTTTAATAGACCCCGGACGACAAAATATGTCCCGGGGTCAGGTTAACTACTTGCTCTTTTGAGCGGTTGCTTCTGCTGTCGCCGCCGACGTGGTTGTCGGACGATACCCACCGTTGACAAGAAACAGCTCATTGGTGTACTTGTTATAGTGGATTTCGTAGATACCCGTTCCGGCAAGGTTGCCGACAGTCACCGGCTCATTGTTGTAAGCCAGCAACGGTCTCGTGTCCCCATTAGTCCCTATCAGTATCGGGAGCGTAGCAGTCGTGCCGGCAGGCATTGCCTGACGGAGACTTACATAGAAACCACCTACATAGTCCCTGTTACGGAACGCATGATTAGGAAGTTCCAAAGTAACGTTCTCCGTACCGACCGTTACAGCCACCGTAGGAAGAGTGTTGTAGTTCACTCTGCCAAGTAACGGGAACTGGAAAGGAAATCCTGTAAAAAAGTTAGGCCACATAATTACCCCCTTTCTTACCGGAATTAACCCCAGTAGTTGTTGCAACCACATCCGCTACGTGCATATGCAGAATCTCCCATATATGCACCGTAGGCAGCAGCACGAGCCACCTCAGGGTTAAATACCTGCAATTGTGGGTATGGCACACTTACCGTATTTGGCAACTTACACTTTATTCCGTCGACATCAGACTGCAATGCCTGCAAGCCTGCTGCCAAAGGAGCAATCTGTTGACCTACCGCATTCAGGATAGTGGCGTTTTGGTTACGTTGAGAGATTTCAGCGGTCAAAGTGGCTTTTTCCGCAGTCAGAGAAGCAATCTTGTCTTGCAGTGCCTGGTTCTGCATGGCATCCAACTTGGCGATGATAGCCTGAGTATTGGCGGTTGCACCGTCACGCAATGACAAAGTGTTCTGGTTAGCCGTGTTAACCAAAGTATTGGTTTGGTTACACATGGCAAGCTGGTTCTCATAGCCTTGTGTGGTTACAAGCTGTTTCATGTCGCAGCAGCAACTGCAGATTTGCGATGTCAAAGCGTTGTTGCCCTGCATGATTGCTGTAATGATGCTGTTTGTGTTCTGTCCCATCTGATTGCCGAGACCACAGATAGCTTGTGATACGGAGTTAATACCCGCAAGGATTTGGTCTGATGACGCATTCAGCGCTTGGGCAAGTGATGCAATATCTACGCCATTGCGGTTAAGCATCTGCATAATCATTTCTCTGCCCTCATTAGCTCCCTGATTGTTGTTTCCACCGAAGCCGAAATTGCCATTACCGAAAATGGCTGCAATCACGATAAGCGCAATGATGTCCTGAAAACCACCATTGTTGCCAAAGAAACCGCCGTTGCCATTGCCGCCCATAAGACCCATCAGATAGCCGGTGTCAATTCCTCTGTTTTGTAAGGACGGAAGAATGGATGCAAGCAGTCCGTTGCTTGAACCTGCACCGCCGTCCTGATTAAAAACGTACGTTCGTTCCATAGAGATTTATATTTATACTAATTACGGTCAATATCAACCGCATCACAAAAGTATAAATACACAATCTGCCATGAAATCAATTGTTTCCCAACGATTTCTTTATATTTTCCCAATATATTCTCAACATTTTCCCACCTTCCATACGCTCCTGGAAATTGGAAATCATGTAGTTTATCGCACGTTTGGTCTTGTGGATTTGTAAGGCTATTTGAGACGGATACATGCCCCTTTCAACCAACAGCCGGACAAGCAGATAGCGGGCGTCTACGGTCTCCGTATCCTTATCCGAGGATAGTATTCGATTGACTGGAATTTCCGTCTCCTGCGAGACGAGATTGATTGTTTCGGCAAAGATTTCTGACTTACACATAGTTTTTCTGATTTTTATATTTATCTTTGCCCTGCCGTATAACATTTGATAGATATATGAACAAAGCATAAGATGTCGGTTGAAGATATTCAAGCCTCCAACGTGTAGCATCTTATGCTTCTGTCATGTTTATACGGCAAATATTAACGTGAAACGTTGGGGGCTTTCTTTCTACTCTAAGCCCCCGAAAGAGCGCCAGCTTAAGCCGACTTCTACATCGTTAATTTCTTTCTTACCATACGAATATATTATAACTCACCCCAACCCCGCCATACCAACCACCAGGATAACCATACCCGGCTTGCAAGCCAAGCCCCCAACGCTTCTTCTTCGGTTTGATAGCGACCGGATGATAGATGTCGTTCGTTATCATCTGATATACAGTCCTCGGATATACAGTCACACTATCCAATCGAGGGTCTACATATCCACTCACCACCGCACGATACAAGCTATCTTCATACACAACCCGTTTGCGATGAAGCAAGGTATCATCTATCCGTATAGTATCATTCGGCAATATCTGCCAAAAGACGGCTATCGGTGCAGAAATGAGAACCGTGTCAAGTTTGACAACTGTCTGTATCTTCGTCTCGGTACGGATTTCCGCCGATTGCTGCTCAAGAGGACGGAACCAAGCCGCTACACAAGCGATTACCAGCAACACAACTAATATCCACGGTAACTTTCTCATATCTTTTTCCAATTATCCTTTAACCAAGTGATTTCACCTTCGGTAAAGCTGCGGTCGGCGATGATGATTTTGCCGTGGCAACCGACAAAAGTAAAGTCGGCAGCCATTTGTATTTTATTATACGTCCCACCTACACATAATGTTTCATCATCATTTACAGTGCCACTATTTATATCGTTACCGTTATATTTACTTTTTGTTTGATAGGAAATGCCATTCTTAATTACAATATTACTCCAAGCACCGAATGATTGTGTTTGTTGTAACTCGCCCTCTGCATCGTATCTTTCAAAAACAAATGCTTGATTAGGGGAAATACCCTTAGCAGCAAAAACGCTTGATAGCGCTCCACTAAACCACGTCCTATCCGCCATCACCGTGTAATCCGTCAATATCGGGAAACCGTAGCAGAAAGCGTACATACTGCCGTCGTAGCAGAGCTGGTTGGGGTAGTCGGGGATTTGGGTGATGGTTACATTATTAATATTATTGTTAGAAACTATATTTACAGCAGTTCCTTCTGCTCCCTCTGAATAACAAGGTGGTAATATATAATCACCATCAGCATCTATTACATAAGTAAGTTGCTTTCCATTTTCATTTCTATAATAATAAGTAATTGTACCACCACTTATACCTTGAATACGAATTGCATAAGAAGGAATATATTCTCCTATAATACTTGAATATGGTAAACCTAAACGAGAAAGTGCACCAGCTAATAAAACAAAACTATTTGGTTTAATATCTGTGACATTCTGATTACTGCTATTATTATAAGTAGTATAATCAACCTTATAAACGCCCATTCCGCTATTCAGCTTCCCCTTACCGCCGTACAGATAGGCGTGGTTACCGTTGCCGCTAAGGTCTTTTAGGATTGATGTAGGGAGTTGGGTTATAGTGATGTTACAATCATCAGTTATATAAGTTCCAAATCCAACATACAAGTTTCTATTTTTTACAATATAAATGCCATCAGTTGTATAAGTATGTAATCTAACCCATTTATTATCTACATATTGATTAATCGTTAAAGGATTATCTTCACTAATTCCTGTAACATAGATTTTAATATCATCATACGGTGATTTATTATCTTCAATAATATTTTGTGTATTACTGAATGATTTTGTGATGATAATTTTATTTTTAGTAACAGTTGCGCTTCCTCTACTACTAAGATAATTCCACGTTGTAAAGTCCTCCACATAGGCCTCTATCACATCATAGTTAGTCATACCTTGCGAAGCAGGGTCATAGATAGCCTTTATTGACTCTTTTAAACCTTTCGGCCATGCAAGGCCACCGCCCGAAGCAGAGGGAAAACCGACAGACGGGATGCCGATAGTAGGCAAGCCGATTACGGGGATAGTGATGTTGGGGATAGTGATTGGGTTCATAGGCTATTCCTCTTTAATCATCTTAGCTTCTAACACTTCTGAAGAGCTTCTGATTGTAATGTTTATACCATTCGCTATCCCTACGATGCGGAAAATTACATTAGGCGCACCGCTATTCTGGGATGCATTGGGGTAAAGAGGAACAGGCTCCAAATCATCGATTCCCGCAAAGGCGGTAACTAATCCGCCCTTATTTTTTATCTGTATGGTAACGGGATTGCCGTCGCTGACAAATGTTGCGTAATACGCGTTCTCGCTTTCGTTCTTTTCAAATGATAAAATTTCTGCTGCCATGATGTTTACTTTTTAGAGTTACTTAAATAGTTCATAATTCCCTGTACATGCAGGTCAACTATCGTCCGTTTGCCTTCATCCGATAACAAGAAGTCTACATCTTCTCTATTGTCCTGGAAAAGGTTTTCAGTGAGAACTGCCGGGCATTTTGTATGCTTCAGGATATAAAATCCGCTTTCCTTATCAGGGTCACCGTCCGTCATATCCTTACGCATTTTCATGCCAGGCAAGTATCGTTCGGCCGATTCATATAGACATGTCGCCAATTTATCGGCTTTCGTCTGACCTACCGAAGTCCATGCTTCCCAGCCACGTGCCTGCATCCATTCCGAACCGTTACCCGCTGCATTGCAATGAATAGAAACAAGAAATGTATCACTCGCTTTGTATTCGTTTGCCCGGCGGCAGCGTTCGGATAAAGGAACGTCTATTTCTTCTTTGACGATGCGTTCGGCATCAATGCCTTTCTTTCGCAGTTCCGCTTCCAATCGTACGGCAATCTCACGAGTATACGCATATTCTTTCAATCTTCCGTCCGGTGAACACTTGCCCGGAGTGTTGCTTCCGTGTCCGTTATCAATCAATACTTTCATCCTGCACGTCCCCCTTGAAGTATTTGTCATACACCATGTGAGCCACCCAGCCGACAACAGCGCCGACACCGAATGACACAACAGTAGTCAAGTTTACCCAAAACGGAGTGTAGTGCATGTAAAGCATAACTCCCACGATGATAGCGATAACAATCGCTGCGATAATCAATTTCTTTTTCATTTTGTTACTCCTTATCTTTAGTTATTATTTCACTCATATCTTCTTTCTCAACATCGAGTACTTTTTTACCGAATAGTCCTAATGCTTTTAGTAAGTTGAAATTATATCCTTTGGGCTTTAGAATGTTACTTATAATAGAGCAGAACTCTATAAAGCAGACAAACAGGCATGAATACACATCAATATTCCACTTGCTTCCGGAAGCGATGTTTATCATCACCACCATACATACAAAAGCGAAGTAAGTCACCATCTTACCCATAGTCCTGCGGATAGCACTGGAAAAGCGCACTTCTTCGCCCATCAACAGGCTTTTCCTCACTCCAAATGCCAAGTCACACACTACGACTGAAAATGTCACTATCAGCCACGGTATCATGTGTTCCAATGACTGCATAATAAAGCTACTCGCTATTACCGAAAATCCCCCAGGTATGCTTTGGGTAATAATGTTATTCTGCATCTTATCGTTACTTTTACAATTATCCGTATCTTTGTGCCGTTCACAGCGGTATGTAATTACCGCTATTCCCGTTTTGCTCGTGAGAGTAGGACGGGATTTTTATATCTTGCCGTAATAATGGAACCACGCTCCCCACTTCCGTTCTTTCAGATAGTTCGGATTGTCTTGGTTAAGTTTGGCTTCCATCTCAAAGGCGCTTGCTCGATAGGCGTTATTGTTTACCTTGCCGCCACCTATCTTATCATCCGTGAACAAGTGGTACACGAAGCTCACAAACCATTCAGCCAAATACAGAATGTAATAGAATAGCGGAATAAGGAGCAACCACCATGCGCTGACATAGAATGACAATAATGCGGACGGGATAGCCGCTATCTCCATGCACTCGAAGAACTGTTTCTGATGGGTTTTCTCATGACGAAACACGGTTTCTGATAACACGTTAAACTTGGTTAGGATAAAACCGAAGAGCATGATTGTATGATAGCTGCCAAAGAGTATCAATTTGGCTAACTTGTTGTCTAAAAAAATTGTTTTCATAATTTGTTATTTAAGTATCTATAACATTAGAATTATCCATTTATTTGAGTAATAATACATATATAAGTAGCTTTCACTTCACTATCTCCTGAGAATTGAATTTCAATCTGTCCATTAAAACTATAATTATCAACAATAGGAGTACCGTCATCATATCCATAAGATAGACTTCCGTCAATTGATTTAGAAGTGTCTGATAAGTCTAAGAAGACACTAATATTAGCATCAAAAGCTTTATATATTACTTCATTGGGTTGAAGTAATATAGGAACCATTCCACTATCCGCACTAAAGAAACCATCAAATACTTTATCAGAAGCATTAATAACAACAATTTTACATGGAGCTGTATAATTATTGTCTATAATATTACTTACGCCCCCAAGAATTTCAGTACTACCCACAAACAGCCCAGCTCCAGCCGAACCAACTCTAAGATTACTATTTTCGTTACTCATAATTGTTGTTTTAATCGGTTACACAATATGCTGTATTGGCATCCTTAGAGCCAAGAGCCTCGTATTCGGCGGCGGTTTTCTTGGTTATGGTGGTGAGGTTGTCGGAAGTAATAACATCTGTAATTACAATCTTATTGTTATTGCTTGTTTCCGATACATCATAGTAGTATATATAGCAATACTTTAATGATGTCATGTAGCCAAAAGTAAACAGTAATGCGTAATATCCATTTCCTGCTTCTGCCAAGCAATACTGAATATTTGCATTTATGATATAACCAAACCAAGCTCCAGTCGTATCGTCAAAATGTCTTGTACTAAATCTAAGGTCTGTATATTTTCCATCAGAATAATTCTCAGCAAAACTTCTAAAATCACCAAATAATTCGTTAGCTAAATCCTGTACGGTTTCTCCTGTTATAACGGTGTTATTAATCCATTTATTGAGAATAGTACCGTCTACGTCTCTAACAAAAATTTTATCATCCACATACTTCTTCGTCGCCGGATGATAAGGCTGCGTAGGGGTGAATGATGAAGTGTTGGTCTTGGTGAGGACGTCACCAGTAAACACAAATTCTTTCCAATCAGTCCTAATTCCTTGTTGATTTCCACCGCCTCTTGCAAACCATCTATTAGTTAGATAAGAGCCATAGATTTGATTAGAACGGCTATAATGGGCGTTTGCGAAAATCAATGCTCCATTCTCATTAATGGGATAATTATTTTCAGGTGTTGTGTAACCAGCAATGCTTTTCTGCGTAGCAAACCCCGCTCCATTTATGTCATTTAAATCCTCTGATGTAAGATTTAAATGCTCGGGGACTTCCACCCAATCTTTATTTTTACGACCGTAGACGTTACCGTCAGAGGGGGCTTCGTAAATATGATTTAACACCTGAGACGATTGGGTAGCAACTCCATCCGTGACTGTTACAACTAATTGGAAAGTCGTTTCTGTAATAATTGCCATCATAAAATTAGCATTATTAGCATCCGTATAGGTAGCCATCGCCATTACCGGAATATATACAAGTTTCATCCCTGATTCTTCGGGGATGTTTGCCACAACACATACAGTATCTTTATTGATGATGCTCTGACATGTATCCATGAAAGCGTCTTTCCCACCAAACGCATTAAATATCTCATCGGATGTTGCTTGGTCGCTTAGGCTCATCGCAGCAGCAGGAATAACTACCACGTTCCCCGAACCGCCGCCCGCTATCTTCCCTTGATTAACCCAGTCGCCGTTTACCCATGCGTAGTAATCGTAAGGAGCTTCAGTACCTACGGCCATGAACCCGTCAACTGCCGAACCGTCGGGAACGGCGGATTTCAAGGCTTCAAGGGTGGCGTATTCGCCGGAGACACGGAAAGGAGCACCGGGATTACCGCGGGGAATGGCGAAATTCAGCTTGTATTTCGGGTTTCCGCCTTCATCCGTTCCGTCACTTGACACCGTGGCTGTAGCGGATGCCCCTGCTTCAAGCGTAGTAACCGTCCCCATTGAAAACTGTGGTGTCTTGCCCGTAAAACCGATAGCACCGGACATATCGACAAGGAACTCAAAGTCACCATCAGCCTTGACATACAATTTTGCATTGTCGGGGTCTTCAACATCACCCGTATTCACCAATACAAAATCACCTTCTGTAATATCCGGATTGCTCTTATCGGCTTCCATGTTAGCAACTGAAGCATATACCTTCTTGATAGAGAAAGCATCGCCTTTGGTGTAGATGTCTGTCTTGTCGTATGCTTGGGCGGTCTTGTTCCATTTGTAGACATAGTGGTCTGTACCTATATAGGTAGGGTGTTCTGCGGTGTCGTTAGCATTGGCCGCTGCGGTATCAGCAAGTACCGCCTTTTCATTGGCATTTGAGGCGGCGTTGTTTGCGGATTGAGTAGCCACTTCCGCTCCTTCTTTAGCTGCGTTGGCATCGGACGCAGCTTGTGCCGCCAGCTCTGCTTTCTCATTGGCCGTATTTGCGGCTGTCTGTGCTGCGGTGGCGTTACTTTCTGCTTCAGTAGCGGCTGCATTTGCCTTATCAGCGGCATCCAAAGCGGGAGCGGCTAACAATTCAAGTGGGGCACGTACAATGCTCGGCATGTCCTGCCCCTCTACCTCTTGATATGCAGGTAATGATGTAATACCGTCCAAGCTCTCTGCTTCCGGTACATCGCCAACGCCTTGTGAACCTTTTTTTAATTCATCTTCTATTTCTCGTAAATCCTGTTCAGTCCAAGCCATAACGCAAATTATTTATTTAGTATTTCGACAGAGTCATTGATTGCATTGTCAAATATCTGTTTCATTTCTTCTGCTGTCAATTCATTATTCTCTCTAAAAGAAAGCCCTAAAACACCATTGGCGGAAACATTGTAGAACCCCACAATAGTATCTCCCTTTACTATATTGGCTGTCATAGCACTAACTTTTTCAGATTTATCTACAGACATGTTGTATTTGATACGTATGTCATCAGAAACTCTTGTTGTTCCTTTTTTATTAACATTTGTAATTTCCATTATTTCCCCTCAATTAAATTAATTACTTGTACATAGCCGCCGGGATTAAGAGATGCAACTGCCTCTTTAATCATTGCTGCTTCTTCGATGTTTAATTCCATTTCGTCTGTAGCTTTATAAATACGTATACTTAAATCGTATGCCATAACCTTTTCTTCCGGCTTAGCATTTGCTTTTTTTTCAAGCCATTTCCCGCTAAATAACAATGCGGAAACTACATTTTTAATTAATTGCGGAGTACCATTATCTTCTATAATAACTTCTCCTTTGTAATTTTTGAAGGGTTGATTAAAATTGACTTTCATATATTGTAAAGTTAAAGTGTTTAATAATATCTATCTACAGAACCATCAGAGTTGTAGAAAACCAAACCGTCTGCTGATAGCTTGCAATAAGGAGAGGTAAGTCTTACGAACTCTCTTATTATTATATACCCACCATAAGTATTGGATACCGTTTCAGTTCCCATTTCAATTGCAGCACCTAAATCCGTGTTTATACGAAATCCTTCATAATCTATTTTCACCCTACCTCTCCCATCAGTTAACCCGGCTTCTAAAGTGTCTACCTTTATGAAATTAGAGTTTAAATACCCGCCAACAATGATAGTACTTCCTAATTGAGATGCTTCAACTGCATCTTCGTATGCAAGTCCGCCAAGAGAGGACGATGAAACCTTCTCATTAATAGTGTTTTGTAAGGTGCTATTCAAGGAGTCAAATGTAACAGCTCCGGATATATCTATTTTTTCTGCATTAATCTTAATTCCTTCATCTCCTAAATTTATGGCAGCGATAACTCCATTTTTAGGGGTGTATGCTTCTAAATTGATTTTATTGGCATTTATAACTATTCCTTCATCACTGACGTTTATAGAATTAATGATGTCGTCCTTTTTAACGAATAATGAAATTTCATCATTTATTCCGTCAATTTTAATACCCAACTCTTTTACACTGTCTCCGATTTCGGAAACAGACAACTCAATGCTATCAGACCGCTGTTCAATCTGTGAGAACCTTTGATTGTTGCTTTCAGAAAGCTCCTTTACTTCCAACCTGATACTTTCCGCAGTCTGCTTTATTTCGGAACTCAATTTAGTATACAAATCCTCGAATGCGTTTTCGGCAAGAGCCAACGAATGTATGTATATGTCCCCCGTAAACTTCAATTCAAAATCGCCCGTTCCGTCCCATGTGCCGGAATACTCCTTCATTGTATATTCCTCACTCGGTTCAAGATGTTCTGTGAAATGCAGGTTCTGACCGGGAAAGCCTATCGTAAGTGTTCCGGCTGTAGCTACCTTATACCGGAAAGAGATAAAGAACTTCTTCGGTTCTTCTCCTTCCTCATAGGTCGGCTTATTGGCTAAATCAGCATTTGACTGTTTTATTCCGGAAGAAAGAATACGAAGCACGTTTCTGTCTCCATATCGTACTACTGCCGCCATAGCATCCTTACGGGAATAGAACTCCCCATTCACCAATAAGAATTTTCCGTTTACGGTGAAAAAGTGAATGTCGTTCTTCGCTTCCCAACCGTTCGTATTGGATGCGAATGCCGAGTTGTACAGGTAGTTATCCTCTGCCTGTATTTCGTCAAGCACTTTGGAGATTTCCGAATAAATAAGGTCTTCCAATATCTTGAACTGGGTCATAATATTTATGCCGGTCTTCAAAATAAAGTCACCCATGAACTTGTTACCTTGCGGACTGATAACCGTCACTTCCTTGCCCGCCATTGAATAGGAATCTATTCCGGCGTATTGATGAATACTTGGCGCATCATCGCCATACACAGACAAGGTGATTGCGTTCTGACGCTTCTTGTCTGTGCGGTTGCCGAGCTGTACAAGACTGTCGCCTTCTTGCGGTGTGTCACTGTTGGCGTCACAGTCCGTTTTGCTAAGGTCTATATAATCCTCGCCGACACCTACGCATAGGCGCCAATAGTAACGGTTGGATACATTCTCGTAGACACCCGGCTTAATGTTGAAGTCTTGAAACCGTACCTGGTCGCCTTCCTTGAACGGGTTTTCGATAGCCGTCTCCCCATCATCAACCAGCAGATAGCACCGCCAAAAATCCTCGTGTTCTTCCACCGTTCCACATTTCATTCCGGCAGCGGTGAACATGTAGTTTCCGCCTGCATAAGAGAGCTTCTTTATCTCCAACTCGGAGAACATCGCCTTAATACGCACAAAGAGTTCGTCCACTTCAATGTAGGATTTACCCGTCTTGCTGTCTACTTTGATGACAAACCCCTCACCGAGAGCACCGGAAGAAAAGTTCATGGACTGGATGTAGTCTGAAAACAATCCGCCTAAGAACTTTATTAAAAATCCTGCTTCGTCTGGCCTGTCCTTTCTTATAAAGAACTTTGATAGAGCCTCTATATCAAGAGCCTTAAAGTAGACAATCCGGTCGGCAGAAGTTCTGATAAACAATGCAGGGTCGGCATCTGCAACACAGATATATATTTCCCCAATATTTAACCCTTGCAGATGCTCTTCGTCACTCGGAGATAAAGCAGGGGGTATCGCCTGATGGTTTTCATCAAGTGCGTCACCAAACCACAATATTTTACTAACCCGCTTTTTCATACTTCAACTTTATCAACATTAGTAAATGCAGCTTTCTCCGCACTGAATTGTAACATTTCCCCATCTTTGGCATGGTCTATCAGAAATGCAGGGAAAGAAGCGGAAGAACCCGCTTCAGGAGAGCCGCCGATACCCGCAATGTCGTTATTCTGTAATTCAAGAGCCATGCTTATTTGGAACAATTGACTATCTTCAATAACTTGCGTCATTTCAGGCACAGAACTTTCCGAACGGACATATCTTGTTCCATCAATTTCCACCATAGAAAGGCATAGGATACGGTTTATGTGTTTTGCGAACCAATAAGGAACACCGCTCGAATTCCCTATCGTAAGATTATACACATCATAGGGCACTGCATATAATTCTTCTATTTCCTGCATTTGATTACGGTATTGCTCGTTATCTATCTGAGGCGAATATCCGTTCGGCTTAAAACCAGCTTCTACACGAAAATTAAATATCTGCTGAATATCATCAATCCAGAATATATTATCAAAAGAGGAATTGTTGCTTTTATGAGAATAACGAATAAGTACTGTTTCCTCTAATAGAGTGTCAGAGGAACATACGATAAAAGGTTCTGAGGTACTTCCATTGATTGTTACTGTATATACGGCATCTTCCAATTCCCGGAGAATGGCGTAATACATCACTACGTTATCATTGTGATTATATGTAGAAAGTGGTATTGATGTGGAATTGCCTGTTGCAAGGTCGTTTAGGATCGCTGATACTTCCTCTGAAGCATTAGCAAATACCTGTATATGGATTTTGTCAGAAGAGTGAAACTTCTGAATATAGTCCATATCAAGCCCAAACTTATCTTTTATAGGTGAGAAAAAAAGAGGGCAAACATCACCAACTTTTACCATGTCTTTTCGTCCTTTTTACAGTGACGTGTAACTTCACACGTCTTGCGCAAATATACACACTATTTAGACTAATTCCAAATAATTATTTTAAAAATAATCAATTCACATCCTTTACTATCAAAATATATTTTACCGCTTCCGGTCTGCCGTAGTTATAGCTTGCACTTTTTACATAACCTTTATAAATATGCCCGTTCTTCTCTACCCGAATATAGCCGGATAAGTCGGAAAGAGTTTCCAAATCGCCAGTTTCAACGGACAATTCACCCACCGAGAATAATCTGCTGCCTAATATAAAATCGTCTTTCACGCTCTCCCCATTGAACGAGACATCGCTATTCCCGTCAGATGAAGCGAAATTGAGTGTCTGGGCAAATGCAGCTAAAAAACCTTTATTGGCATCAATCATATAGAAAGGCGCATACATAACGTTAAACATAGTGGAAGGCGATATAACCCCTGAAACATTCCACCGAATAAGCTTGTACTTTGAATCGCTAAGTAAAGCTCCTACAAAGAACACGTCGTTATCACTGTCGCTATCGGTAGTCTTTTCTCCCTGTTTTGCAGCAAGGAACTCAATTCCGTATGCATCTGCACGGTAAGGGCTTATCATCTCAAAAACATTATCAGTCAGTGTAACTCCCGTAGTGTATTCATTTGTAAAATGAAACTCATCACGCCCATTTACGCTGTCATAATCCTGCTTGTCATATCCGACTTTTACCCTTGAATAAACCATTGATGAATCTACATTATATGAAAAGTCTGTAACAGCATCCCCTAAATCTTTAACTTCCCTGTCTTGAAATAGGGTATCACGAGGCACAAATGTAACCTTGTTCTCACCGATTACAGGCACAAACCCGAAAACGGCACTCATCCAATTTGCAAATTTCGTGTATGAGGTATATACCTTTGCTTTTTCCAACCCTCTTATACTTTCTGCCGGAACAATCAATGCGTTGTTTATACCGATATATAAATTGGGATTATCGGGCACAGCTATTTCTCCTATGACACCCTCCTTATCGTTGTTTATAGACCGAAGCAATCTGTTTAATAAAGTAACAGGCTTAATTACATCCACATCTATCGGCTTATCCCTTGCAATAAATTCTATCGTCATTGGAATAGTCATGTTGGATAAGGCCACGGTTACATTCCCGCCGGTAGTCGTTTTTACCGCATGGAAAAATAAGGATAATTTTTCTCCCGGTTCCAATGTAACCGTCTTGTCTATATCAACAGTATGTACGGTCGGGTTTCTATCAGGAAGAGAGAGATTGTATACATTTGTGTGATTTCCGCTTTTATCTATTTTATGTAATACCAATTCTGATACGAACAATCGATGCGCTATATCAAATTTACACTTAACGGAAACAGTCAGCGGCCTTGCGGATATATTATCAAAGAAATAAGGAAATTTATTTTTTACACTGAGTTCATTCTCTTTTTCTGTTATCTTCTCATATTCCACATCATAAACTTCTATTATGTTTTTTGTAGCTATTTCTGAAGTTTTTATATAAAGCGGAACCATATAAAAATCTTTCCCGTTACTTGCCGTAAACTCATAGACAATATCACTACTGTCGCTTTGGCTGGGTATAAGCCATTCTATATGGCTTGTCATTTCCAACCTATCATAGTAAAGAGGGGTACTATCTTTCAATTCACTAACCGGATATTCATACTGCGTACCTTTCTTGGACTTAATCAAGCTTGCGAGGCTGTTATCAACGGCATTTATTTCGCACGTCGTATTGCTATATGTGAATGTAGAGAAGTCAAGCGCACATCTGAACTTTTCGTTGAGAAGCCATGAGTTATTACGTATATAGAACACTATTGTGGCGGAAGAATTTAAATACTGCTCCAGATATTCTTTCAGCAACAATGAAAAAGCCCCGTTAGTAAACTCAAATTTTGTGGAAAAACTGCGGACTACCCCGTCATAGTCTCCTCTTTTGAACGACATTTCCACATCAGCCCAATTTACAAGTTCATTCGTAGCATCATACGCCATTCCGTTTACCAATAACTCACATCTGTAATACATACTTATTTCTTTTTTGAAGTTGAACGTATCATAGCATCTATATCATCACACATACGCCTAACCATATAGGCATATTCTTTAGCGGAAAACGTACTCTCGTCAATGTGCATTTTTACATAAGACATCAACGAAACACGTTCTTTGGTAAAGTATTCCCTATCCATTTTTGTTTTCCCCATATCGGAAGATGTTTCAGCTAATTTTACAAGGCGATATTTATCAGAGGCGGAAACGCTGCTTATCCGGTTTCTTATCTTGTCGTGTTCGTCCTCTTTGAACTTATAGCCTAAAGTAGACATAACATCTACAACATCACTCCAATCACCTGATAAAATCAGCCCTTCGCATACAGCAAGGCAGTTTAATCGAATTTGAATTTTAAGAATTTCGTTTCTCCGGCTTATCAAGGAAATTGTAGATTTTCCGCCAACTATTGACAGATATTCGTTACACAGTTTCTCGGCGGCTAAAATCTTCTCTTCAGTACTATATTTACCACCTTGCACCACTTTATCAATGTCTCCCAAGAATATGTCTATAAAACGGGAAAGGCATATTTTATCCAAGTCATTATATATCATATCTTATACTCTATTTGAAATCCAATTATAATCCGCACGTTGATTGGCTTTTTTCATCATTCTTCCGATACTTTGCAATTGTTTGGTATTGCTTTCCATCTTCTTTTCAAGTCGGCTGTAATCGTTGCTTACATTGACTACAACCCCTTCTTCTCTCATATTCTTTAGCCTTTGCTCCAATAATCCGTAATCAGACGCAAGACCTCTGCGGTCATAGATATATGACAAATCTGGAATTACTTGCGCATGTGCCGGAATGTCTACCAAAGTCGGCTTATCAGGAGTGATAAAAAGCCCGTTATCAGTAACAATCCCCTCTTTCTTGCCACCGTCACCGACAATGGCTAAACCGCCCGGATGGTCTTTTGTTCCTTTGGCGTATTTGGGGATAGACTGGGCGGCTATAATGGCAACTTGTGCGGCTCCCATAGCACCAACTAAAGCAGCAAGGACTAAATTAGGCAAAGCCTTTGTTATAGCTAAGGCTGTAGCTATTCCCGCCTGAACAATAGAATTGGCTTTATCCCATCTTGCTTGTTTTTCTTGTAATGCGGCCTTTTTCTTTTCAAGTTCCTCATTTTTAGCAGCTGTCTTATCCTCGGCTGCACGTTTGCGAAGCTCTGCTTCTTCCTTGGAGATAGCCCCGTTCTCTTCAAGAGCTTCTATGCGCTCTATCTCTTTATCATATGCTTCATCATTGGCGTCCTGTTCTTTTTCAATATTTTCAATTCTCGCATCGTATATATCTGTCATTAACGAAGTTATTCCGTCAACAATTTTCCCTACACTTTTTAAAAGAGCTTCAAAACTTAATTTCCCGTTTTCTGCAACATCCGCAATTATATCGGAAAGCCCTTCAAAAATCCCAGCTGTTTCACCAAGAGAATCTCTTGCGGCGCTATTCATTTCTGATAAACCTTCCTTGAATTTATCAGCCCACTCCTCTCGCTTCTTATTTGCATCATCGTAGCTTATTCCGTCTATTTGCGCTTGCAGATTGGCTAACCTATCTTCTAAATCCTGATATTTTTCATCAGCAGGGTCAAGTAATGACATCTCTGATTCAACTTCTTTTATAAGAGCCTGCAAGCGTGCCTTAGAATACTTAACTCCAATATCATATAATTTCTTTTCGTAATCCTCTTTACTTATTTCGCCTTCCGCATACTGCTTCTTTACAATATTAGCTTCTTCTAATGAAGACGTCTCTTGCCTGTCTACAATCCTATCTGTACTTGCCTCAATCAACCCAATCCTTTCTTGAAGAGTTCTCACTATAAGGGAATTTTCCCGTTGCATATACTTCATGCGTATTGCCACAACATCCTCTCCATTTCTCTCTGCGTCTTTTATTTCCGCATCACGCATCATATTATTTAGCTGGATTTGAATATTGAGGCGTTTATTCAATTCTTCATTAGAACTTTCACCAATGGAAGCTAATCGATTTTCAAGATTTGTCTTTTCTATTTCAAGGAGTTCCTTATCGTACTTGTTATTTACTTCCGCAATAGCCTTGTTTTTAAGTATTTCAAGGTTTTTCCGAAGTTCTGTCTCTTTTTCGGAATTGCCTTTTATCTCTTTTATTTTGTCTTCATACTCCTTGTTGATTTCGGCTATCTCCCTTTCTCTACCGTCAGCAATCAATTCTATCCGGGATTTGGATAAGTCCTCTGTTATCCTCTTGATATATTCAGCGTATTCTTCCGCTTTTCTTTTTTGCTCTTCATAAGCTTTATCATTCTTACCAGGGTCATTAACCAATGCTGTAATATCAATAGAGGAAATGAGAGATTCTTGTCGTTTTTTTGCGTTGTCAATTTCCGTATTAGATATTGATAATTTATCATTAATATCATCTACCTCATCCTTTAATCGCTTGATTCGGCTGCTATATGCAGTAATATAGTCCTTATTTTCTTCTTTCTTACTGTATTCTTCTAATTGATTTATTTCTTTTTGAATTTGATACCTATCTACAAGAAGTGAATTACGTTTACTCTCCATGTCAATAATTAATGAAGCATTTTCATATACCTTTTCGCTAATTGCTCTTGCTTGAGCTGTTGCAATAATTGCATTTTTAAGATTTTCGTATGATGTCGCTGCTTTTCCTGCTAATATTTGCTCTTTATCCATGCCCTCAAAATAAGAAGGGTATTTATTTTGTAACTCGTCAACAGCGGCAATTCGCTCTTTCATAGAGCGTTTATTATTTTGTGTAGCATTGTATAACAAATCCAACTCAGCTCTTTCCTTAACGCTATCAGAAATTCCCTTTCTCCGAGCATCTTCCAATTGTTTATAGGCGCTTGTTGTTTCTTCAAGCGCCTTTTTGCCCTTGAACAAACTTGCGACCCAGCCAATAACCTCATTCCCGTATGCAGACAGAAGTGTGATGCCTATTACCAACGCAGACTGCCAAGAAAACAAGTTCCCCAATAGCTGTTTCCAAACTGGAACAGCTTCTTTACCCTGCGCTTTCAAGGACTTAAACTCTTCACTTGCTCTTTTAAGCTCATCCGCAAACATGGGTAAGTTATTGGAAATAGCAAGGAAAAACTGATTGAAACTCATTGTTAAAGATGGTAGCTCTCGTAATAATTGCTGCGTCTGTACGTTCAATCCGTTCCACGAAGATGCATAATTCCCCACGTTCCTCTGATAATTGCCAAATTTGGCGTCAATTTCCTTTAACTTATCGTTTAAAGCGTTGGCCTGAGTTATTAAATTCTTTCCGATACTACTTTCCCGGTCAGCTTCACTTAAGGCCTTGTATCGCTTCTGCAATTCGAGCATGGCGGCATTCATTTCATAATAGCTTCCGGAAGCTGAAATAATTGCTGTGGAATGGTTTTTAATCAAAGCCGAATATTGCTGATTTTGCGCCATCAGTTCAGTATGCCTCTGTTTTAACAATGCAGACTGCCTCGTGTATTCAGACAAGGTTATATTCCCGTCTTTATAAGACTTTTCAAGAGCCTTAATGTCTGCAAGAATTTGCTTCATAGCCTCTTTGTTGGCTATTGTATCAGCCGTTAATTTGGTAACTTCGCCGTCATACGCCTGCACTGTATCAATGATTGAAGCATAGTTCATGTTCGCTGCTTGCAACTGGGCAGACGCTTGGCTTATTGTATCGCTTGCCGTTTGGGTGCTTTTAGCTGCGTTATCTTGTGCGGATGCCACTTGATTAGATGTCGAAGATAGTCCGGCAAGCATATCACTTGCATTCTTGATATTTTTGGCGAACTGTTCGAACAAAAGATTTAACTTTTGCAAAGATGACATTGAATTTAGTTGCTGGGATACTTGACGTAGCACGGTAAGTTGTTTTGCCTGAATAGATGCCATATTTTCTTGCGTCTTATTCAATTTCTCCAACAGCGAGGTATAATTACGTGCTTTTTGTGATAGTTCGTCAAATGTTTTGGGATTAGTTTTTACTCCTTGTGCCAACTCCTTAGCAAGCGCCACATAAGCCCCTTTTGTACTATCAAATTCAAGACGGAGTTCCTTTAATTGTTGTACGGCTTTTTTGTCTACTAAATCGGTAATTACAAATTCGTTTGCCATAAGTCCTAATATTGGGTGTCATGCAACATCGCATGATAATGCAAAGATATAAAATTATTTAGAATTTGTCTAAATTACATTCCTATATTTGCAATCTCTTGCAAGTACAAAAATAAGTACCTATATTTGTACTAAACAATAGATACAAGTAGATTATGAGAACAGCTAACTATTCAGAGCTAAGGAATAACCTTAAGCACTATCTTGATGGTGTGATAAATGACAGTGAGCCGTTGCTGGTGCACCGTGCCGGCAATGAAAGCGTTGTCGTCATATCTTTAGATGAATACAACTCCATTAAAGAAACTGAATATATAATGAAATCTCCGGCAACGATGGAAGCTATCAGAAAAGGGGAAGAAGATATTAAGAATGGGAATTACGTTTCTCAACATGAGGGAGAAAGTATGTCGGACTTTTTAAATCGGGCTATATGTACAAAATAACACTTTCCGCACAAGCAAAAGAAGAATACCAATATTTTGTACGAAGCGGTAATAAGGCTATAATAAATAAAATATTGTCACTGCTTGAAGATATAGCCAAACACCCTTATACCGGAATAGGCAAACCAGAATCTCTGAAATATGACTTGTCCGGCAAATGGTCTCGGCGCATAAATTCGGAGCATCGCATTATCTATTCAGTTAATGATGAAATAATCACAGTTTATGTGCTCTCTATGAGGTATCACTATGGTAAAAAATAAAGCCCTAAACCATCCCGCTTAGGGCTTTTATTCATTTCTCCATAAACTCTTTCAATCTATACAGCCTGTCAATCGCCGGATTGTAAAACGGGTCGGGGAAATGCTGGTTTATATCGTGTATATTCGCCTGTATGTACTTTTGAACATCTAATATATTCTCCGATTCGCTCAACTCTATTTGAGTGGGTAATTGAGCCGTTAAAGCCCAATGAACGATAGCCTTTACACTATCCTCATCGTATGCGTATTTACTTTCTTGTGCCATAATAAGAATATTTTTCAGCAAAGATATATTTTCTCTAAATTAGAACCAAACATATTCAATCAGTTTCCCGTTGAACGTTTCGCCTCTCGGGCAAAAATTGAAAACCCCGTCTTTCTCATAAAGGATATATACTTTCCCCTCCATCTTTGCGGCTTTTCTTGCAAGCGAACGCATCTTAGCTATATCTGCCATTCTCTTTTTGTTTTCACACGCACAGCCCATTATAAACCGAATTTTCTGAAATACTCTGCAATACCTTGCTTTATATACTTTTCTATAAAAACCTTTCTTGCATAAGAACCGACCTTGTAAATTGCCTGACCGTATTTCTTTTCTATATCATTGCTAAAACTTATTCCTACACTTTCAATCCTTAATCCCTTATCTGTTGGTACAGCTGTAATAGAATTGTGAAAATCTCCTGTTATCACAAGATTTGGGGTTCCCTTAGAACTTACCGGAGCATTTATTAATGAAGAATACATAAGCGGGGCTACCCTTTGCTTGAAAGCTGCATAGCCTTTGGCATTCTTGTACCAATGTCCTGCTTCTTTGGTGTTGAAATACGGGTCATTGAGGTAAGTGGGGCGTAATGGCTTATCATTGCCATTAATACCAGACCATAATTGCTCTACGATGTATTGCGAAACTTCCTCTTTATTTTTTACCATAACATCTCGTATCATCGGCTCGAACCCTGTAACAAAACGCCTGATATTTTCTTCTGCTTCAATAATATTCGCCATAACAGATATAATTTAGGGGCGAATAAACGCCCCTAATTGAATGCACAACACAGTTACAATATATAATCATCCTTCTTTTGCTTGGGTGCATTAGAGGATGTTATATCGTCATAGATGGACGAAAGGGTCTTCTCCCTTTCTTCGGGCGGGCGGTCAAGAAAAAATACGTTCTTATGGGCATCTATGAAGTCCCTCTTCTTCATTTTCTTTACCCTGTCTTCATTGAACGTTACACCTTCTACTATCATACCCAAGCCTCGATACCTGTAATTCCGGATTCTTGCAATACAGAGGGAGATGCAAGAGTAATAGAACCTTCTCCAACAGTAGTAATAACTCCGTCAGCATAAGAAGCACTTGTTGCTCCAATCAATACTTCTTCTGCATTTCTTGCCAGCAACTCACCGTAGTACTCCGTAATGTCCAGCTTCCCGAAGTGCTCAATCAATTTATACTTATTTGATTCCGTTGATACCAAATCGACATAAACCAATCCTTTCAATGCATCAACAACATCAAAATCATAGGCTCTCACATCCGCATTTTTGACATATTTCTCGTAATCCTTGAACATGGTTGCAATAGTTAGATTGGCTTCTGTGCCGGAGGAATCCCAATCTTGCCCACCAGGATAAACGCCTGACAAGGGAATACCTGCCAAATCTTCGGTGCCGTCATTCATTCCGTAAACAACATTGTTTTCGTCAACAAAATAAGCATCAAATGCCACATTCTTTGCAGCCATTATATTTGCTTTCAAACTGGCATCGTAATCCTGTAAAGTCCATACATCATTTTTTGCAGAATAGCCTGTGACTTTTGTAGGGCCATATCCTGTAGCAGAAGTTTGCGCTTCTCCACCGGAAGGAGCATATTCCACAATTGTTTTAATAGGGAATATTCTTCCGGGACGGTCTGCATGACAAGCCTTGTCAAAGGCTTCTGCTGTTTTCTCTGTAGGTATCTTATGACCGTGAATAGTCAATATGATAGCTTTTATTTTACCGGGGTCAAGCACGCATACGGAGCTACCTGTATTAAAAGTTGCAACACCCGGACATTTTCTATAATCTGTTGCCATAACATTTTACTTCTTTAATGGTTAAATTTACATTCTTCATTTCAATAGCATCAATAAAATCGCTGAAAGGTTTGCCGTCTTCACCTATAACACCAACCCTGCCATATCGGTAATTTTCAATATAGGAGTGTGGAACCACATTATCGTAATGACAAACAATATTTATATCTTTCTTGATTTCGTCCAAGAAAAGGCGATATATAGGTCGCAAGACCTGTTCAAAGGAAGTCTTTTGCCGGTCTTCGTTTGAATATTCTTTCAAAGTGTTCACCATGATAATAAACTCCAATCCAACCTCTGTTTGGGCAGAACTTCTATCTTCCGTAAATGGAGAGTAAAGACATATTATAGGAAACTTCAATTTGCTTGTCTTAGGGCTTTTGCCCCATAAAGTTAGTTGATTGCTTATGTAAGCCCAGTCTCCGAATAAAAACGACACATTGCTTCCGTATCTTTTTGATACCTTTTTTACAATGTCCGCAAATATATCATTTACTGATTTCATATCCCCATACAATTTATTTTACGCAGCATACATGGGTCGAAACATATACCAGCATATTCCTTGCCTTGTAAAAGTTGATAAACACGTTTGTTCATATTTACCATATCATTCCATGCCCTAATTTGCAAAACTTGTGGAGAAACAGTATCTCCATCAGCAGAGGTTACCGTTCCTACATTTGTAACACTGTAATTTCCGTCCGCTATATACTTGAAAAATATATAGCAAGCAATAGGGCTGTATTTTTCTGATAAAAGAGCAAACAGTCTATCCCATTTATTATCAACGCTATCGTCTTTTGAATTAAGATAATCGGTAAACACCTTGCACATATCCTCACCAAGTATAAGAATTAGATATTCCTGTTCATATACAGAAATATATGATTCTATTTTATCCAACTCCGCATCTCTTGTTATAGAGGGAGCGCCAGTGTCAGGATTTATCCCGACACTCAGCAACCCAGTGAAAGATTTGTAGTCAATTATCATACCGTATCTTTTCTTGCAGATTTACGTTTGGTAAACAGCTCCTCGCAACCCAACATTTTGGCGTCGTTAATCAGTTCGTTTGTCGCTTCAATTTTACCTTCCGCATAAAATTTGCTTGCAAGCGCCATACCGACTGACACTTCATCACCGGACTTATATTTCACACCATCTTTGATAAATGTTACTTTATAGCGTTTCGTCAAATTAATTCTATATTCTTTTGCCATTTTTTATCCTCCTACTCCTTGAGTGATACCTTCTATTACAGTAGCAAATGTGTCCTTTACAAACGCTGTTTTATACTGCGATTTGATATAACACATTAATCTCTTCTCTGCGATTACAGTAACAATGTTTTTGCGGAAATCGTCATTTTCCCATCCCATAGTAATAGACAATGCCCACAAGTCGCGAATATTCAAATATGAGAAATCTCCCATGATAAAATCACCTTGTTCTATCGCCGTAGTCGTTTCGACACGTAATCCTTGAATAAGCTCATCTCCATAACGGAACGGGCGCAGATACTGCCCATTAGCATCCTTAGCTAACTGCATAGCCGCATAATCCAATGGGTTCATCAATACAAGGTTGGGACGATATGCCATTTCGCTGGTAGATACAATTTGCGAATAAGCTGCCACAAGAGCATCAAACATGTTCGGTCTTTCAACGTAGAAAGTGGAAAGAGAAAATGCCGGCATATCTGAAGCAACTCCTTTTATTTCCCCACTGGAACCATTGCCTGACAAAATACCCTGTTCTTCTTTTATACCAAGTTTGTTTATCATTTCCGTTTCAACTTCATTGACGAAACTTGGGAAGTCGGACAAGGTTTCTTCTGTAAACTTGGCGGCAATTGCAACTTTGGCGGCCGTCACCGTTTTTTCCGTCAATGTCGCATCCATAAGGGGCTTTAATCCACCTTCAGGAACCCATGCAGCATCCCCATCCTTGCTTGTGTATTCCGCATAAACCAAAGCCCGATTGTTGGTGCTCGATACATTTGCATATTTCCGAATGACAGTCTGCGCTCTCGGATTGACTGATAAATTTGGGTCAACCTCAATCCCGTAATGCGGAGCAAGAGACCCGGAAGTAATAGTCGCGGCATCTTTCTTTTCCAACACAAGATTTAATCCCAACTTATTGCCGGGAGCCGCCTGACAAGCCGATTTCAAATCGAGAGACATAATACCTTTCTTGTCTGCGGTAATATACTCCTTGAGCTGTTCGTGTAGCTGCTCATAAACGGATTTAATCTTTACCTCTCCGTTTTTACCCACTTCAGTAGAAGCCTTTACACGTAAAATGGCATTCTCCAGTTCATTAACCTTCTCCTCAAAAGTCTTTTTGTCAATGCCGGCAAAATCCTTTTCCTTGATGTCGTTTATGGAATCAGCGGCATCCTTTATGGATTTGCGCAAATCTTCCAGTTTAACTTCATCCGAAAGATAGCCTTTCACTTGTTTTTCAAAAGCTTCTCCCATTTTTTCGTCCAAAGATTCAAAAAACTTTTTGTTTTCTTCAGACAGACCGGATGTGTCCATAAGTTCTAAAAATCCTAATTTCATACCGATTTTAGTTTTAATAAATTACATAATGATTTTTCTTCCGTTTTGCCATTACTGCCGGCTTCCTTCTCTTTGGGTGGAACTGGTATAACACTGTCCGGCCTAAAAGATGCAAGTGACATTGCTTTGGCTATAATTTTTTGCAAACGCAGTTGCTTAGACATGCTCATATTTTTGCATAACGAGGAAATTTCACTGCTTAAATCCTTATAAGAATTTTCATAGTCTTCAATTGACTTTAACCCCAGATACTCGGTTTCCCCATTGCAACCAATTGACACTACTGATATTTCATATAGCTTAACCTCTCTAACAATCAAAGCCTCTTTTTCATAATCCCATTCACATTTTTCCCATACATACTCATAGCCAATAGAGAATTGATTAAGCGTGCCTGATTCAAGTTGCTTTATGGCTCTATCTCCAAGTTCAATCTCATCAATGCGCGCCTCAAAATAAAGCCCTCTATCATCTTCCTTTAATTCAGTAATAAATCCCAAAGGTTCTGACAGATCGTGCATCCAAAGAAGTATAATTTTGTCGTTTGCTTGGCTTTGTGGGCCTCTTTCATTAATGCTTTTTGAGAAGCAACCCTTCAATAAAATATCGTGAACCTTGTCCTTATTTCCGAATATCGCAGCATACCCGCTGATAGTCCGGCTTTCGGGGCTATATTGGACATCTTTTGAGTTAATGGAGAATAATTTATATTGCATCCCCATTTTATCTTTGTATTTATTCATCTTTTTTTCCATTCTCTTTGCTGTTATTGATGTTGTTCTCAGAAGATACGCTGTTTGCTGTATTGTTGTCAAAATCTCCCTTGGGATTATCCGGGTCAATGTCTATATATCTTGCGATTTCTACACGGGCTTCATCATGCGTTATCAAAGACTTGTCCAATAACCTTTGCATGGCATCGGCCACTTTAACCAATGTATTTGCTTCTGCCTCTTTGTTAGTTTGAAGACATTCAACGTCTGCAAAATCAATCTTAATAAAAACACCCTCTGGGCATATAGCTTTTGAAAGACATTCTGCTATCTTTCGGCTATCTGGAATAATCACATCTTGATAAGCCTTTTTTCCGGCGCTTTCAAGATTATCATATTTGGCATCCGTGAACAGGTTGGCATTTATTCCCATTGCATTGGCAATCTTATCCGTACATCTTTTATCTTCTTCATGAAGCTTTAATTTATCGGCATCAAAATCAAGGGGAAGCCATCCTAATTTATAACGTGTCACCAAAATGGGGTATTCCTTGTTCACCAATCCGTAATTGCGTTTAAAACTGTCTTTTATCTCCTTTTCATCTTCTGAAGAAAGAGCAACATTACCCATTTGGTCTGTGTAGTCGTTATAGAGTACGCCTTTAGGGCCGCCGTTTACAAGTAATGTATAGCTTGCCGACATGGAAGCTATCCAGTTGGATATAGGCTGAGACAAACTGTCTGAAACAGACTCGAATTTAACATCTGCACTCCTGCCGCTCTCAACAAGGATATTGCTGTCATATACTATTATGTATTCATAATCTTCCAATTCCATCCGCCGTCCGTTGCAGTCAATATATGTACTCGATACAATATCCTTCAATTCATACTGACGAAACACCTTACCCGTTCCCTCTATATGGAATATTTCAGGGGGAACTATCCACATCGCTTTGGGAACGCTTTTTTCTGTAGCCCTCACAAGAACAATAGGACAATATCCGAAAACTTTAAGGCATATCTCAGCCTGCTTTACAAACGAAGAAAATGTTTGCAACGGATTGGGATTGTGGAGAATATTTCGTATATCAGCATAAGTTCTTTTTTCATTCCCGTCTTTATCAACAACGTAAGGAACACCACGGGACATCATGGAACCGATTTTATCAACTACAGTAAAAAAAGGAGTGCAAGAAATAAGCGCCTCAGCTTTATCTGAATTATTAGTCATGTCATAATATACTTTCCATCTGGAACGAGCACCAAATAAATCAGATAAAAACCAGTAGTTTCCTGCTGCATCCTTTTCTACCCGATTTACACTGTCATACATCGGAATAGATTTTCTATTTTTCGGCTTCCAAATTTTAGTAAATATGCCCATATACAAAGCAGGAGTGACAGCAAATGAATGCGGCCACTCCCATATATTTAGTGTTTTAGTCCATTTATACGGTTGCGTGCAACTTCACACGCTTGTAGTGACCCTACGGGTGCAAATATACATATTATTTAGACTAATTCCAAATAGCAAACAATCTTTTTTCGATTACTTTTTTAATTTTCTTTTTATCCTATCCGCTATACAGCACAATACATACATTGCTTCATATACGTCCTTGCCATCGTAATCCATTAGATTACGCATAAACAATGACATCTTATTGTCTCTCTTAAATTTAAATCCTCGGACTAATCCTCGAAAAGCTTCAATATAAGCTATTTTCCCTGCATTCTCCTGCCTTGCCCAGACATCTCCTATTTCTGCTCTATAATCGCGTACATAATGAAGCATCGCCTGCGAAACCTCAATATTCACATCTGCACCTGATACAAATGTCTTAACCGCTTCGATAGGAAGCGGCTCTCCTATGTATGCGTCGTCCACATATACCGCCCCATCCACTATGTACGCTTTAGCATGGACGAATCTTCCATTAAGCAGTGGATGTATTTCTACAATCGGAATACCGGAGAGAACTGCCGCACTGTCATCATAACTGTCATATTCAAATTCCCCACGCTTTTCAACAGTTCCGGTAAGAGCATCCGCACCGTCATCATGTGCATTTTTCCCGAACTTCCTGAAAGACTTTATCTCCGCATGAAATTCCGGGAAAAGAGTTTCCCAGCCTTCAGGCATATATGTGAGGTTCATCACTTCGGCAGAGCGGGTGAAAATTCTCACCTCTTTATTTCCGGATTGGTGGAACCATTTTATTTCTGTTTCATCATTTCCAATGATACGTGATTGCTTCTCCACATTTCGGGCAAAGCCACGCCCGCCGTTATTGCTTTCGATATTAGCTACGGTTATTCCGTCCTTGGCAAGCATGGTTGCGACTTTCGGCTCCGTAACTTCCATAGGAGCATCCGTATATAGAACATTTAAAATGAAGTTGCCGATTTCTGTATCTATGTAATCTATGGAACATAGCTTGTCTATGCCTGTATCAGCAGTATCGGTGTAGTTCTTCCGGATAGCCCGGTTGGTGTATGGTATTTCCTTATAAGTTTTGAATACGCCATACATAAGTCCCACCATCGGGGTGGGATTTTGCATGTATTGCGTCTCAAAGGTAAAAGGGTTTATTTTATTAAGGTGGTGCAATTCATTCAGCGTATGCTTGAAATCCCATAGAGGCACTTCCTTCCCATTCGCTTCATTCTCTATGGCAGGCAGTGAGAGGACAGTCCATTCGCCGGGTTCTGTCTTCATAAGATAACCGCACAAGTCGTTTTCATGCAGCCGTTGCATGATGATAATAATAGGTGTGTTCCTGCTGTTTACACGGTTACGTATGGTCGTTTCAAACCGCTGGTTGATTTTCTCCCTCTTTACGTCAGATAGAGCGTCTTCCGGTTTGATTGGGTCGTCTATCACAATAGCACCAGCAAATCTTGCCTCTTTTGATATGCTGTCTATTTCCGCCCCTATTTCCTTATCATCTATATCGTCTACCTCTCCGGCACCAAACCCCGTTATCTGCCCGCCTGTTGATACGGCATATACACCACCGCCAGCAGTGGTATTCCATTTCTTTTTACTATCCGTACCTCGCTTTATCTGAACATACGGAAATAGCCGCTGATACTCTTCCGATTTAACGATGTCCCTTATCTCTTCTGAATTATCATGGGCTAAATCGTCAGAGTATGAAAGGTGGATGAACTTGGAAGAAGGGTTGAGCGCCAGCCCGTAAGATATGAAGTTTTTTACAGCCAGTTCCGTCTTCCCATAACGTGGTGCAATATTGATTATCAGCTTTCGGATTTTTCCGGAAATGACATCATCCAGCGCATTGCATATACGTTTGTGATGCCTACTCACCACAAACCTGCGTCCCGTTTTGCTTTTGAAAAACAATTTTGTATAGTTAAGGACACCAGACATGCAGAATGCTTGTAGATACCGTACACCATCCATCATAACTTTTCTATCAGTTTCTTTGCTTCCTCAACGCTTATAGGTTTGCTGGTATTCATCTCTATTTCGGTAGGCTCATCAAATCCGAGCATCTTACATATACGCTCGATAGCCTTTATCTTATCATAAAGTTCTATCTTTACATATTCAACGTCTACGATTTCCGGTTCGTCACTTGTTCCGATATTCTTTTTCAATATCTTGGTAGATATACTTTTTATTGCCGATTTCTCTTTGTCAGAGAGTTCATCAAATTCTTTACGCTCTATCCATGTGTTGTGCATGCTGGCAATGGATGAGAAAGCTATACCGGACAATTCTTGCAGAATGCGTTCTTTAGTTATATCCGATTTGTTTTTTTGTTCCTCCTGCAACTCTTTGACCCTTTGGGCTACATTTGGGTTAGACAACAATTTGCAAGATTCTTCCCACACTTGTTTGTCTCTCATCTTCTCGGACGAATAGGCACGACGATAAGCGTCGGAAGCGTTCCCGCTCTCAATGTAGTAATTACAAAAATTCTCTTGCTTGATTGTAAGTTTCTTCATGTCTTTTCGTCAGTAAGGGTTGCATAACGCTTGATATGCTTTTGCAAAGATAATAAATCATTACCAATAATCCTACTTTTTTACATTTATAAATTATTAGTGCTATTCACATAATCAATAACCTTACGATTGGCTTCGTCCACCTTCCGCATATCAAAGCGGATATAGATGTCGGTCGTTGTACTGTTCGCCCAGCTATGCCCGAGTGCGTGAGCGATTACCTCTTTGGGAACATCGAGTTCTGCCGCTACCGTAGCCCATGTGTGTCTTGCCCAGTACGAGGACAAATCAGGGAATAGAGGATTTCTACTCTTTTTTCCGCCCAATCCTTTCCTCTCTGTCTCTCCAATCTGTTTTAATCCTATTCCCATACGATGTAGGAAATCCTTGTAATTTCCGTATTCGTCCATTATATTAAGAAGATAATCCTTCCCTTTGTATTTCTCAATTATAGCCTGCGCTTCCGGTTCCACTTTTATGCTGTATAATTTCCCCGTCTTAGCCCTCTTATATTCAAAACGACCATTTACCAATGCGGAATGTTTTGCGTTAAACAAATCGGCTGCATTTACCCCTATAAGATAAAACATGAGCATGAATATATCTCTATATCTTATCTGATATTCCTCACATGGGTAATCTCGTAATGTAGCTAACTGCTCTACAGTCAGAGAACGTTTTCTTGTCTCCTCTTTTTTAATTGAAAATCTTCTGAACGGATACAATGTCGTGTATTCCTCATCAATGGCATAGTTGAATACAGTGCGTATATTCCGTAGATGAATAGCATAGGCGTTAACCTTCATGGTTTTTGCCATCCATGCTTCAAAGTGTTCCAGCCATGACTTATCCATGCTTTCAAATGTACAATGGTTATCGTATTCCTCAATCTTGTTTCTTGTGGTTGTGTATATGGTTTTAGTACCCTGGTTGGTTTTCTTGGACACAAATTCATCAAGGTAATAGAGAAACGTTTTGTGGCTTTCAACCTTATTGCATATAGCATCTTCTATCATCTTCTTTAACGATGTGTCCGTTGTTGACTTTAGCTTCCCTTGTTGTTCCAACGTCAATATTACTGTTTCCGCCTTGTTTATTATTCCACGGGCAACTACGTTTCTTGGTTTATAGTTTTGTGCCTTTGTAGAATATTCGTTACCAGCCCATTCTTTCTCTGAAGCACTTAGCTGCGTAGCTATCATTATTTGTTTGTTGTGGAATACATTCAACTTTATTGGATAAGTGCCATCTTTTTTTTGCCTTCTTTTATCAAGGTAGAATTTAACCGTTGCCAT